AAGCAAGTGGCCTCGACGGAAAAGCAAGTTGCTGATCCCATCGGTGCGTACTTGACTAAGGGCATTCTACTCCCATCAGGGAGGAGTGTGCTACCAGACCTCACCGCCATCAGGTAGGGAAAGATCTCCTTTGGGAAGATCCTTTCTACCAGTTGGACAGTGACACGGTCAGAGGCGTCCTTCAAGTCAATCGTACCGTAGAAATGGTTCTGAGATGAACTCAGCGCCAACTCACGGTTTATTGACTGGTCGGAAAAGTTGACCCGTAAGCAAGTAAGCGGGTGGCTTTCAAGCCTACGGACCAAAGCTCGGTTGAGACCTTGCTGGACCCACTGGAATTCCAATGGCTCCATCGAGATCAACCGCGGTCCTCGTGAATCCTTCGGAACAAGTACCACTTTCGCCTCCCCGGCTTCGCACCGGTTCAGCGACTTGTACCACTTGATCCGATCTGCCAACTCTCGTGCCCCCCCTACGACGAAGTACTCGTAGTAAGGGTACCGCTGGTGAATTCTGTTGTAGAGGCGGGAAAACTCCCACTTCTGCTCCAGTTTCTCACCAGTGGCCACCGCTCCGGGACCATGTCTAGGCAAGATGTCTTTGGGGTCGAACCCTTCAAAGACCTGCTCAAGGAGACACTTCGCCTGTTCCACAACAGGATCAGAAGGTATCTCGAGAGCAGAGAGTTCCATCTCAGTCTGGACGAAGCTGTCTATGACAGCGCGTTCGTCCTTGGCTGAGTAGGGTAGCTCTAGCTTGTAGACAAGGTAGCACACCTGACGGATGTCTTGGACAACCGCAGGATGAGGCTGACCCAGAGTCCCGTCTGGAGAGAAGCACATCTTCAGCATACCTTGCAGGAATGCAGGGATTGCTGGGTGCGTATGAGATTTCTTGAATCCCATAGGCGCCTCGAAGATGCCGTTATCCAATGCAGCATCGAAAGCCTTGCCGAGTTTCGGCAGAGCTTTCGTGCAAAAGGATAACCCCTCAGATTGGACTCGAGACTCTAGAGTCTCAAAATCCTTGCTAAGGTCTCTCTCACACTCGGGAAACCGCTGCGCAAGATCGCTCAGCAATTTCTCGTAGAGGCGCAGTACGAAGCGCGTTAGCGCGTCGAGTCCCTGGCTCTTCCGGGTGCCCAAGTTTTGGGTCTCCCTTCCAGAGTCATGATCTCGCCGTACACAGTCCTCGTCAGCAGCACCAAGTGCTGCCAGCAGAGGCCCATGCCATCACGCCCACGATCCAACCGCGCCCTCGCAGCGAGACTAAGTCTCGCCGCGAAGCAGCCGGTGCAGGGTCGTGCTGGTACCTGAACCCTGGTTCAGGAACTGCGTCAGCAGATTCATCTGCCGCCGCACTTCCGTTTCAGTGAACAGGCCCACCCGAGGGACGGTCAACGTCAGGTTCAGTACACACGAGTGTACGAGACCCGTCAGCTCATCGCGCTCACTGCGCATGAGCTGGACGAGATGACGATCGATCGTCTTGTCGCCCTTGCCCTGGAGACTGTGACGAATCACAAGAAACTCCGGCAGGGAGAGCTCGGTGGCGACGTTCAGCCGGGTGTTCCCCGTGGGTTCCGTCTTGATAGACGTGAACTCCACCGGGTTGTCATCCGGCGGATCCGAGATGGCGACCGATATACCAGAGTATACGGTCAACGGGTCAGCGATCATGGTGCGCTCCTATATTTAGGGCCCGGGGCGTCGTCTGACGCGCCGGAGCCGCTGATGTGGGCGCGAACCCAGGCCTTGTGAGACCAGAGCTAGCGCCAGCGACAGCTGGAGGCCTGTTAGGCCCTCTGTGTCAATGAGACCCATGAAGATCCCTGCGCGACGATGATACGCGCGGACCAATGTGCGTGCAAAGACCTCATAACCTCCACGGTTATCGGTCAAAGCGCAGTGCTCCCACATCGTTCGTCGAACGATGCTGTGATCTGAACCGAGGATTCGTATCTCGCCGTCGAAAGGCTGGTCAGTATCCACATTCTGTTCCAGCCAATCGGAGCAATTTACGAACCAATCTACCACAAAACTGAATGGAATAGCATGCCAGACAATTTGTGAGAGATTGTTCAGACCAAGAGCGGCGCACATTGCGTCGAGGAATACATCCGCTCCCTTCAGGTCGAGATCGTAGTTCACCCGCGCATGCAGGCGAAACTGGATATCGTCCCAGAGAGGGAACGCCAACGCATCTGAGAGGAAGGTGTCTGAGGGATTGTATCCCTCTGCGTGGGATAGAGCTGTTGTGAACTTCTCTATCCCATTGGGCACCTCACCCTGAGAGCGTCCATGGTAGTTGACGGTTACGGTCTGCCCGTTTACCTTTCTAAGGTAAGCGAGTCGATTCCGCACGTCTTTTACCAGGGTCAGCATGGCTTTGATGTCTCTAACTAGCGGCAAAGCCGCGAAGTTATACCACAACCAGCCACTGCCGACGGCGTTCAGCCAATGCGTAATGCGGGGGAGTAAGCTCCTCAGACCATTCTTCAGTTCCCAGAGGAAATTAGCGATGCTAATCCTTTCAGGGACTTGCTGAAGAATAGTCTCTAGCGCTTTACGCGAATGGAACCGAGCGGATCCATCGGGTAGACCTGGAATGAGAGGGTCCGTGAGGTCACACATGCCACCGAGACCGGCGGCATAGACTTCAGGGAACCCAAACATCTCGAAGGGCTGAAAGTCTCCGGAGTACACGTACTCTGTCCTTGGCACGTCTAACGGCCAAGGAAAGTCGTACTTAGTGTACGCGGGGACAGGCCCACTCAAGCAGGTCACCCGCACATGCGATACGGGATTCCAGGGCTTAATGCCCAGGTAGTCGAGGGTACGTCGCGGCCAAACCATGTCGCGATGAGCCTCTGCACCAGAGCGAAGCATGACGGTAAGCGGATCTGCCGCCGGAGTCCAGGGTTCCGAGCCGAATGCGTGGACGACTCGGGTCTGGATTACTCTGACGGTATCCGTATCGTCGGTATGCCTCGCTCTGTCCCGTAATGTAGGCATGTGGTTCCTCCAAGGAGTGCCTCGAGAGAGAGACACAGCAAATCCTCGGGAAGAATCACTATT